TATGCCAGAAACAGAGCCTGGTGTTGCTACAGAAGATTTTGATCCTCAAAACGCTTTAATAAGAGCAGAGATTGTAACTTCTAATGTTGGTGGCCCAAACTCTTTAGCGCAAACAGGTTTTGAAATAAGAATATTATCTATAGCAGACGTGATTAATACTCAAGAAGATTATATTTTTAACGTACGTAGAGATTCTGGTGATGCTTTATTTGAACACAACTTTCCAAGATTTTCATATAGATACAAATATCAAGACGGTGAATATTCTTGTTTTGCACCTTTTTCAGAGGTTGCTTTTTTAACAGATCCTTACGAATATTTTCCTAAAAAAGGTTTTAACTTGGGTATGAGAAATCAACTAAGATCTTTATGTTTAGAATATTATTTTTATCCTGAAGATATAGCTCCGCAAGATGTTGTAGAAATAGACCTATTATACAAAGAGACAAACAACCCAACGGTTTATACTATAAAAACTTTAAAACCTACAGATGGGCATCCTATTTGGCCAGATTTAAAAACATTTCCAAATAGATTAGCAGATGGTAAACCTAATAGAGGTAAGTATGATGTTACTACTGATCTTGTTCATGCTGTAGTTCCTTCTAACCAATTGTTAAGGCCTTTTGATAACGTTCCTAGATCAGCTAAAGCACAAGAAGTTTCTGCTAACAGAATAATATATGCTAATTACAAACAAAATTATACTATTTTAAAAGACCCAGTAATAAAAATTTCTCAACATTCTGGTAATTTTAAAGCAGAAAACTATAGCGAATTTGGTTATGGTATGCCTTCTGTAAAATCTCTTAGAAACTATCAAATAGGTGTTGTATTTAGCGATGAGTATGGTAGAGAAACACCTGTGCTAACGTCTAAAGATGCTATGACAAGATTTGATAAGTCAACTTGTTCTCTTAGAAATAGAATAGTAGCTAGACTTTTTGATGGTACAGATATACCTGATTGGGCAAAGTACTATTCATTTTATATAAAAGAAACTTCTTCTGAATATTATAGTTTAGCTATGGACAGATGGTATAATGCTGCTGATGGTAATATATGGTTAAGCTTTCCTTCTTCTGAAAGAAACAAGTTAGATGAAGAAACTTTTCTAATATTAAAAAAAGCTCATAATTCAAACCAACCTGTTAGAGTTAGAGCTAGATATAGAATACTAGCTATTGAAAACGAAGCTCCTGATTTTATAAAAATAGTAAAAAAACCTTTAGGTACTTTTGATAACGATGGTGCTGCTTTAATTGGTAATGCTACTAGAGGTTATCCACTTGAAGATTATCTTTTTATATTAGTAGATGGAAATGCTTTCGAGCAAGTATATGGAGATGATATGCACATGAAAAACTTTGATAAAATAACTATAAAGTTTTTTAATAATGAAACAGAATCCGAAGAATACGAAATATCAAAAATATCAAAATTACAAAACAACGATTATAAAATAAAAATAGTAGGGTCTTTTAATGAAGACGTTCAGTTTACTAGCACAAATAATAGTTTTGCAAGCAGAATACTTGATTTAAGTTTTGACTTA